GGCTCTTTTATGTTTTTAGTAAAGTTTACTCACAGAATATCACGGTACTCTTGCGAATGACTAGGTCTACAAAAAAGAGCCCCCAAATTTCTTTCAATCCTGTTGCTTTCCCAATGGGTCAAGTGTTGTGCGTGGTTGGTGTGAAGAACATCACAGGCACTACTCAAGAGTTGGAGTACAAGCATGTGGTGCTAGCTAATAGCACTATCCAGGACATTATCTCAACTTTTGGTTCTGGAACGTTGACGCTGGCAAGTTTGTTCGCCAGAACTAAATCGTTATATCCTGAAGATCCCTTTATAGCGCTTAGTATCTCTGTGAGAATTTACGCAGTTGTGCGTAATCTTCTGTATTACCACCAATTTACCAACTTCATAGTGGATATAGATGAAAATTTCCGTGACAAGAGTGTAAAAACCAAGTTCATCACGTTTTATGAGTCGTTTGTGAATGAGTTTGCTCATCCTTCAGATGAATTCAACGCAGGAGCGGAAATAGACCCGTTTTACCTAATGAGTGGTCAAAAGGTAGGAAAGGGTGTCAGAAAAACTGTTGAGGTAACCGCTATTGTGTTAGTAATAGCAGCATTTGTTGGCCTTTGTCCTAATGTTCTGCCAGCATTTGCGCCCTTGGCTGTCATGGGCGGCAAACATTTAGTTGTTGCGTTCATGAAAAAGTTTCTGGTTACTGAGGCTGAGAGAAGGCTATTAGACTCAAAATTCCAGATCTTGGAAGATTCGACCCTGAGTGCGTTTAATTATCAACAGTTTTCAAATTCAAACCAAAGATTTGTGGGAAAAGGCCAGTCAACCCTGATGATGAGAAACGTCGCTATTCCAGCCTTTTATAGAAATGACCAGCCCGATTCAAGGCATATTTGCTATTGTGGTCAGGAAATAGTCCTCCATTGTCCCAGGTGTTATGCCGTAGTCTGTTCCGAACATCATAAATGTTGCCAGATTGGCTTCGTAACAGAAGTTAGTGCCGCTCATTCAGTGAAGTTACTCTTTGGTAAAAGACGTAACTTAGTTCCAGAAACTCCAGTGGAACACGTTTTGGTAGGAAGACCGAAAGTTATTAGGGATCAAAAATTCAACGTTAATGTTTTGATAGGGTCTTTCAAGGAAGTGCATGTCGTTAGACCATTTGAGGACTTCTTAAGTGTTACTCCAAAGTTTTTAACTCTATTAGAAGTGAAGGACTTGAAACCAGTTGGTTCTTGTGGCATGGTTGGGGAAATTTGTTACTTCCCTATGCAAATATACCTAATGAAGAGGTTTGAGCAGGGCTTCTGCTTAGATCATCTAACCGGAGCTTCTGGATCATATTTGTCAAGCTGTCCTCGAAGTTCATGTAAGGTTTGTAGTCCCGGCCTGTTTTCCGTGGAAACCCCGAGCATGGGCCTCCCAACAAACGTCGTTCCTGTGTCTTTAGCTTGTGGATCATGGGGTCCCGCTTGTGCATGTGATTATGTTGATTCCGAGTATGGCACTATAGTGAGGTTTAGTATCGACTCCTTCGTTCCGAGATGTAGAGACTTGGCGAAGGAAATCAAGCCACTGAAGTTCTCCTGGTGGGAACTTGAGGAGCCAACTTCGGTAGGAAGCATGATCGTAGTATCCATTAAGGGTCTGGTCTTCCTCATCAAGATTCTTAGTGTCACTGATGAGAGGATAAAAGATAATTGGTGGGGTTTTTGTACATCATTTATTCCATGTGCCAAGAAGGAGAGAGTGGCCTTATATGGTTTTAGGCAGCTGGATGGTAGAGCTCTCAATGCAACAGATGATTTTGAAATTTGGATGAATGAAAAAGATCATTCGGTAAACCCAAGGGAAGAGAAACTTGAAGTTGAATTCAAAACGTTCTTTGAAACTGAGATTGAAGTTCCAGATTTAGTTAGACCGCTCTATGATATGATCCCACAGAGTCTGAAGAATGTAGTTAGCATTTATGCAAGTCAACGTAGAGCCATGGTTAATGATTCTGAAGAAAAATGGTTGAAGGCCGCTCTAGAATATAGGATTCCGAATGAGGATGAAGATGACCCATTTGCTGAGCCAATAGAACAGGAGGTTAGGTCCGAAATCTCAGTAGACCTTGAAGCTGTAAGCGAGGAGGTTGAACGAGATGAGGATGGAGAATCTGATAAAGAACAAGAGCCAGATCAACCCAAGGAGAGGCCACAAGCAACTGGGAGGAGTGAACAACAAGAGG